CTTTAACGTAATGATTAGTTTTGCACAACTAACAGAAGACAAAGGTGGCAAGAACCTACACCTAGAACATATCGAAGATGAAATTCTCAACTTTGGTATCACTGGTGGTAGGGCTGCAATCAACTTTGTTCGTTCTCTGAGAGATATGCTTGCTGGTGAGGCACGTTCATCTGTAAACATGACTGTCAAATGGGATGGTGCGCCTGCAATCTTTGCTGGTGTTGACCCAGAAGATGGTAAGTTCTTTGTTGCAAAGAAGTCTGTATTTAATGCAACACCTAAGTTATACAAGACTGCCGCAGAGATTGATGAAGATGGATTGTCTGGTGCATTGAACACCAAGTTCAAGATTGCACTGGAAGAGTTTTCTAAGTTGGGTATTACAGGAGTTCTTCAAGGTGACTTGATGTTTACGTCAGAAGATAAAGGTAACGAGAAAATTGATGGTAAGTCATTCATCACATTTCAACCTAACACAATCGTATATGCAGTAGACCCTACATCAGACATTGGTAAACAGATTAATTCTGCAAAGATTGGTATTGTATGGCATACGACATATACTGGTACGGCATTACAGGATATGAAAGCATCGTTTGGTGCAAATATTAAAGGACTAAAGAACTCAACATCTGTATGGATGGATGATGCAACCTATAAAGATGTATCAGGTAAGGCAACAATGACTTCTGCTGAAACTGCAATAGTTACTGCATCCCTATCATCTGCTGGTTCTACATTCCAAAAGATTAATTCTGCTATGTTGGGTAAGTTCTTAAAACTACAAGACAGTATGACAGGAGCTCTTGCTGGTGCATCACTGAAGACTTACAACAATAGTAAGGTTCGTGAAGGTGCAAAGATTACTAACCCTAAAGCTCATGCAGTAGGATATACTAAGTGGGTTGAAATGTCTATTCAGAAACAGATTGATAAGGCAAAGAGTGTTAAGGGTAAAGAGAAGTATCAGACAATTCAGAAAGAACTGGTGCGTGAAGTAAAGAAACATACAAAGAATTTAGAGAACATCATTGCCTTCCAAGGACATTTGGTTGATGCAAAGATGGGAGTTGTAAAGAAACTAAATAGTGTAAAGGGTTTAACTGATACCTTTATTAAGACTGCTAATGGTTTTAAGGTGACTAACCCAGAGGGTTACGTTGCAATTGATAGAGTATCAGGAGATGCAGTGAAACTCGTAGATAGAATGGAATTTAGTTTTAACAACTTTACTGCAATAAAGGCGTGGGATAAATGATTACTTTTGACGAACTAATGCAAGATTTATATGAACGTAAAATTATGACCGTTCAACAAAGAAGAAAAATGGGTATTCGCATGAAGAAGATGATGAAAAACCCAGCAGTACAAGCAAAGATTGCAAGAGCAAGAATGAAGAAAGCTCCAGATGCAAAGATACAACAACGTGCAAACAAAGCGGCAAAAACATTAATCATCAAGAAGTTTGCTGGTATGGATGCTAATGCATATGCAAACTTATCTCTGCAACAAAGACAGATAATTGATGATAAGATTATGAAGACCAAAGCAGGCGCAGTTAAGAAGATTGCAAAGAAGATGATGCCGAAATTGAAGAAGGCAGAACTGGTTCGATTATCACTAGCAAAGAAGGCAAAGGCAGAAAAATGAAAAAGTTTTCAGAATTAGTTGAGGCAAGAGGAGATACCTGTGTATTTACATTTGGTAGATTCAATCCCCCAACTACAGGACATGAGAAATTACTAGATGCAGTCGCAGCACAGGCAAAGAAGAATGTCGGCGCACCATACTATGTATTCGCATCTCACTCTGAAAACGCAAAGAAAGACCCACTTCCATATGCAAAGAAAGTTGCATACATGAAGAAGATGTTCCCAAAACACGCTAAAACTATTGTTGTGGATAAGGCAAGAAATGTATTTGAGATTGCAGTATCACTACACAACAAAGGACACAAATCAATCATAATGGTTGTCGGTTCAGATAGAGTTGCAGAGTTTGAAGGTCTACTGAACAAGTATAATGGTGTTGAAGCAAAACATGGATATTATGGTTTTGACAACATCGAAGTAATCTCTGCTGGTGAGCGTGACCCAGACGCAGAAGGTGTGACAGGAATGTCTGCATCTAAGATGAGAGCTTCTGCATCTGCAAATGATTTCGATACATTCAAACTTGGAGTTCCAAGTACATTCAAACAGGCAATGTCTCTATTCAAAGATGTTCGCAAGTACATGGGTATTCGTGAATCTTTTGTTCCTAGAACAAATGTAATGACTGAAGAAGATGTTGTTCGTGATTTGTATATAGAGAATAAGTTATATGCTATAGGTGATACTGTTACAGACAACTACACTGGTGTGTCTGGACAAGTTATTCGTAGAGGAACTAACTATCTAGTATTTGCAGAACAAGATGGTACTACACATAAGAAGTGGTTGTACGAAGTCAAACAAGATAAAGATATCAAGGACAGAAAAGGTACTGAACCAGCAAAGTATTATGCAAAAGATGCTGAAGGTGATACCATGTCTAAGTCCACTAAGCAGAAACGTGCGGCACACTTTGCAAAAGGTAAGTCTGGCCCTGCGCCCGGCGACCATGATGCAGAGACAAAACCATCTAAGAGTACAAAGAAGTTCAAGCAGATGTTTGGTGAAGATGACCCATGTTGGGATACCCACAAACAAGTTGGTATGAAAAAGAAGAATGGCAAGATGGTGCCGAACTGTGTTGCTAAAGAAGAGTTTCAGTTGGATGAGAAGATTGAAGGACTTGTTAATAAAGCAGAAAAGTCTGGTGTATCATACGGTATTCTAAAGAAGGTGTATGACAGAGGAATGGCTGCATGGAAGACAGGACATCGCCCTGGCACAACTCCACAACAGTGGGCATTCGCAAGAGTGAACTCATTCCTTACTGGCGGTAAGACAAGAACTACTGCTGATGCAGATTTGTGGAAACAAGCAAAGGGTCAGAAGGAAGATAAACAAGACCCTCGTGAAGTCGGAACAGACGCAAGTAGAGAAATGAGACAGAAAATGACTCCCAAGCAACCAGTATTCTCATTCAAGGAACACCTTTCCTGTGGTACTCCAGATTGTTGTAACGAATGTGAAGATTCAAGTCTAATCGAATCTAATCAGTATCGTGTGGGTTCTGAATCATACTATAAGTTCTTTCAAGAAAAAAGACGCCTCTATGTAAATGGAGAACTCAATCCTACTGGTTTTGATAAAGAACTACTAGAGGGTGACATTGGTGAATATGCCATGTATGATGGTAATCCTGTTCCACTAGATTGTCCTATGATGGAATCAGAGTATAAAGGAAAAGATGTAGAACTAAATAAACCAAAAGTTGGCGGGCCTAAGAAGTACTATGTATATGTCAAAGACCCATCAACAGGTAATGTCAAGAAAGTTTCTTGGGGTGATACAACTGGACTAAAAGTAAAGTTGGATGACAAGGAAGCAAGAAAGTCGTTTGCTGCAAGACATGATTGTGCAAACAAGACAGACAAAACCAAAGCTGGATACTGGGCGTGCAACTTGCCACGGTATGCTAAGCAACTTGGTCTATCGGGTGGAGGCAACTTCTTTTGGTAAATCCTTATGAGGACGAACTAGAGGGAGATTGTAAGATTAGAACCTTTTCAGAGGATGTATCTGAAGATGAACTAATCTGGCATCGTGATAGAAATGATAGAGTGATTACAGTTGTTGAGGGTGCTGGATGGCAACTTCAGATGGACAACAAACTACCAGAGGAATTGCAAAAAGGCAAACTCTATAATATTAACAAGATGGAATTCCATCGACTAATTAAGGGTGAAGGTACTCTTAAAATTAAAATTTGGGAAGATTAAAATGACAAGATATTCAAAAACAATGTCTGAGGCCCTTCAAGAAGTATCAGAACGTGCATCTGCAAAACGTGATGCAATGAAGGCAATGGGCAAAAACAAAGGAATTGACCCTGCTGATGTTGATACGGATGCAACTGATGATGACGTAAAAGCTGCATCTAAGAATATCATTATGCAGTTGAGGAAGTCTGTATCAATGAGAGGCAATCACAATGTTGAGTTTGCGTCTGGTAAACAAAAGGTTGATGCTAAGATTGCACAGGCAGTACAGGATAAGTTTAATAAGATTAAACGCTCTGCTGATAAGCAAGATTTCCAAAACAAGATTGCAAAGTCATACAAGGATTTACTGATTGCACTGAAAGAACAGTACGAGATGGTAGAAGTAAAAGAAGAGTATGTATGCGAAGACTGTGGTTGTGAACAAGGTAATGCAGACCCAAAATGTGATTGCCCAAATGACTCCACTGACTTACAGGCATCTTATTGGGTGAAGAAAGAATCAGTCGATGAAGAAGTTGACCTTGGTGAAATGAAAGAACCATTTGTAGTAGTTGATACTGCTGATGGTAACAAGGTTGTTGCAACTGCATCTGATGAAAAAGGTGCAAAATCATCTATTGCAAGTGCAGAACTTCCACCTATGAAAATCAAAGACAAGAAAACCTTGAAGATTGTTAAGGTGAAAAAGAAACAAATGATTGGACAACCAATCAAAGAAGAAGTTGACCTTGGTGAAGGTATGAAAATGAATGACCCTAAGTTGCTCAAGATGTTTGACAAACTAAAGAAGGGTTCTAAGATTAAACTCAAGACTAGTTCAACAATCAGTCAAGGTAAAGACTATGTAGAGTATATTGTCAAGTCAAAGAACACAGTAAACAAAGGTAGAGTAGAAAAGATTACACTTGCTACTGTAGGTAATGAAGGTGCAGTCAAGAAGTTCCTATACAAAAGAGATGGAACTGTAGGATTTGCTATCGGTGACATGGGTGCATCTATTGATGATATCAAAGAAGACTTTACTCCACACATGATGTATGACCCTAAGACTGGCAAAGGTTATAAGGCAGAAAAAGAAGCAGACCATCTTAGAATGAAAGACATGGGTTACACTCACGAGAAACCAGATATGAAAGAAGAAGAAGGTGAAGACAACAGACCAGATTCTGCTAAAGAGGTAGATGCCGGAAGAGAAGATAAGAAGAAGACTCGTATCGCTCAACTACAATTACAGATTGCAAAGGCAACTGAAACAATTAATAAATTAAACACACAGGAGAAATAAAATGTCCAAGTATCTTGAAACTAAAAAAGGTAGTGTTGAGAG